TCACTAATTATATATGTACACCCACCGCCGTCATTAATATTGTAATATCCAAGAGTAATACAACCATCACCAGAAGTAATATTAGAATCACTAAGCATATCAGAAACAGTATTATAATATTTTATTCTTGTTGTAAGTTCTCTTGCTACTCTTGCAGTTTCTTGCCTATAATACTCAACTTGTGCATTATAATTACCAGTTAATGCCCAATATTCAGTATTATTAATGTCCATTCCTCCAGGAATGAATGTTCTACTTGTGTAGCTATTTCCTTGATAGCTAACAATAGTAAGCGGTTCATAGGTTTTAGTTCTATCCCATTCGCCGTCAAATATCGGAACATATCTCATTCCAACATAAGTATTATACTTAGGTGTTGCCATAATGAATTTCCTTTCCATTTAATAAAAAGCAAATACAATCACTCTTTTTGTTTTTCTTATAAGCAACATTTATATCTTCTTGCTTCAAGAATTTGTTGAAGTTTTTATCTGGTTCATATTTGGTACTCATATCAACCATATTACCACCTCATTACTAAATGTCCATACAGTTCACTTGTTGGGTCTGTAATAGAATCAAATTCCATAAACTCCCAAGTGTCTGGTATATAAGCCACAAAGTAACCGTCATTGCTTAATCCGAATATGATATACCTTGCAACTCTACCAACAATATCTGGTAAATGAGTATCAACCCAATCTTTAACCAGTTCGATATATTGGTCTATGTATTCGCCATTCTTTATAGCATCTATATCAGCTTGCATAGCATCAATGTCATCATGAATACCTGCAACATCAATAGATAATGCTTCTAAATCATCTGCAAATGCTTGCTGATTTTCAATAATCTGATTGATATAATCAACAACTTTACAGAGTACTTCATAATAACTTAAGCTATTATCATAAACCAATGGCAGTACTTTGTAGCACCAATATCTAAACTTATTAAGTTTTACATATGCCATATTACCATACTCCCATAAACAAATCATTCAAGTCATTTATAATCATCATATCAATGTTCATAAATGTCTCCCTAAATTGCATGAGTAACTCGCTAAAACTCTTAGCACCATTGTTGCCTTCAACGTGTCTTAAGTAAGTATCTGTATTACTGAATGTACCATTCTTTGTATTACTTGTACTTACATCTCTATCCCTTGTATAAGTTTCTTCTTCACTACCAGTTCCTTCGCTTTCAACCTTTCTGGCTGTGGTAAGATAGTTATCATTCACTACACCAGTAAGTCCGCCCTGTGGAGTATCACTAAACTTGTCCAAAGTATCATCATTATATTCATTTTCTCTGTTTCTACTATCACTAATATCCTCGCTCATAGTTCCAGTATCAGTATCTCTGTTAGTCCCACTTGTACTCCCTTGATGTGAACTATCATATTTAACATTGTACAACGGATTAAACTCCAAAAGTTCACTTTCATACAGTTTATTGTAATATGGCATAATTTCATTCAACCGCATACATAAGAAGTGTTTCCAAAGTGCAACAGTTTCTAATCCTATTTCTCTTGTATAATAATGTCTTAAAATTTTAGTTTCTAATACTGGTCTATAATTCTCATCGAAAATTGGAAATTCAAAATCAAACACATTACTCAAACTACCTGCTATGACTTCCTCAATTTTATTATAATCTTGCGATTCTGTGAAACCTGCGGCATGTTCACATATGAACCGCACTTCAGTTGTGTATTTGCTCATATGCTACTCCCTGTCCTTTCATCAATAACCATAGGCGTTCTCTTTCCCTCTTCACCAGTTTCACCTTCAATCATAATTTCATCGTCAGTCTGCCTGAAGTCGTCTCTATAATTAACTTCAATATTAAGTCCAAACATTTTATTAATTTCTTCTACAGCTTGCCTTCTCATTTCAAGCCTGCTATATCTACTAGCAATGGCACCGCCCATAGAACGCATAACTTCATCAGAAATCAATCGTTCTTTCTTCTGAATATTTACATTAGATATACCTAATCTTGTCAGGCACTCATTCCAATATTTAGTTTTAAGTTCATAAATCTTATCTGCAATAAATGGTGCATCAGTTTTAAGTACAGCAAAATTATTAGTATCTAATTGCTTATCGCCAAAAATAACAGGCTCATTGCCATCCCATTGCATATAGATATTTTCTAACGTCAGTTTTTGTTGTTCAGATGCTTTTATAAGAACAGGTGTTTTCTGTGCATTGGCATTAACATCAATGATTCTATCTAGCGTCCATAGCCTATGTGCATAGTTTCTAACAAGTAGCTCACTGTTTGTGTGTACATAATTGTTATAAATAATAACACTATCTTTATCCGTTAGGTTCTTCCTATAGCCATTTACACTAAATGCCTGTCTGTCAATCGGTATTCTATATACATTCAATCTACCTTTAATCAAACATTGAAGTCCTAAATAGCCCATCACTTCATCTTTAAAAAATACTGCACTACCTCTGCTGAATAGTGTCATTTCCAAATATCTTTCATCAATAGTATCAGGCAGATTTTTCCACTCAAACATGGTAGTAGCCAGTTCAGTCAATGCTTCAACATACTGAACAAAAGTTAAATCATTATTTCTTAAAGATTCACCGAACTTAGTTCTTCTGCGCTTGCCCAATATATTCACCTTCTTTCAGGGCTTATATAATAGCATTGTTTACTGTATAATCTTCAAAGTGTGTATAGTCAGTCCAAAATCTAATACCTCTGTTAAAGATAGTGTCTATTACTTCTCTGTCATCTTGCGGAATTAAACCAGTCACACAAGAGCCATTAGTTTTAATGTATGTAAAATATTGTCTAGCATGAATGTTAGGAACTGCTACTAACTTTTGTGCATACCCGAACATAGTAAAATACTTGTCAATTCTTTCAGCATATTGTCTGCGAACAGTTTTAATGTTATACCAAAAGCCTTTTATGTTTGCACTTACAGCACTTGAAGTGCTACCAACGTGTGAAGAATTAGGTAAGTTTCTAGCTCTACTTTCATCTGCACTTTGTCTTAATAGCAATGAATAATAATCATATTCTGCTCTAGTATTAGCTAAATCATTTTTCTGTGTGTCATACATATAATTGAGTCCAGTGCCTACCATACCTGCACCTGCACTCAATGCTCCTGCTATATTTCCTTTTGCTAAAGCACCGCCTACATTAGCACCCTGTTGAAATTCAGAGACTAATGTGTTTGCAGTTAATTGCTTTTGTGATATTCCTAATCCTTGTTTAGTATAAGCAGTTTCCTGTGCTGTGATTTGTCTGCTTACAGCCATCTGGTCATAGTTTAACGCTAACCAAGCTTTATAAGCATCATTAAAATATGGTATTTGAGGAAAACCGCTTATACTTAAACCTGTTTCAGGTGTTTGCGTAATATTGTTATAATTTTGTGGTAATAAAATTGCTTCAGGATTAGCTGAAACTATGTCATACATCTTTAAACCACAGTTTGCAGTACTAAATAATTCAAATCTTAATTCCTCATGTTCATTTTGGTCATTATAAATATCTAAATAACAATATGGATAAGTAAGCATCTTTTTATTAATAGGTGCATATCCATTAAGGCTTGCAGGTTTATTAACGCTAAAGTTTCTGCTGTGTGTAACCTCATTTAATGAAAATGATTTAGGAATAAATGTGATTGATACAATAGCACCAATTTGATTATTATCATTCAAATAATCTAATATATCAATTGGACTTCCTTCTCCACCTTGGTCACATTTAAGATATGCTATAGCAGTAAATTGATATGCTACTAATTGAAAGTAAGCAGATTCATCAGCATATTGCTCCAAATCATCATACATTGAATCTGTACATCCAACACAAATTAAATAGCTATAGTTATCAGTAGCAACATTGGGATTAAAAATAATGCCAGTATCTGAATTAATATAATCACCTAACTCCAGTCCTTCAGGAATAAGATTATCACCTGCCACATCAGTAGTGCTATGTTGCCTTTCAATCATACATTGATGCAACGTCCAGTCAAACATATAAGTCTGAATAACATCAATGGTATAATACAGCGCACAGGTAACATTATTAATATATTCAACTCTAGTAACAAAAGCATAAAACCATTTATTTTCAAAACTAGTATTTTTAAATCTCATATAGTTCACAGCGAATAGGGAACTAATAGGTGCTTCAATTCTAATCACTCCTATATCCTTCCTCTGATAACTATATGAATTATATCTTACATAATAATTCTGTGTAAAGAAATTATTCTGAGCAGTAGCATTTGCAAACCACATAGTATTACTATAGCTATTGTCAAAACGTAAATCTCTAAACAATTCTATAGTGCTATTAGGCTCAATATACATATTTACCTCATTTCTTGGGCAGGTTTGAAGTTATCTCCCCTGCCCTTAAAATCATCAGGCATCCTTCGCCATAGTAACAGTATCGCCTGCTTTAACAGCAATTGTAATAGCTGTACTAGCAGTATAACCAACATCACCAATCTTACCGATAAGGGTAACACTCGGAATACTAGCAGGTGTTTGACCTTCAGCAGGTGTAATCGGAGCAATTACCGCACCATACGGATGAACAGCTACACCATCCTCAGTAGTTTGTTCGTCTTGTACAAACATAAGATTAGTAGGTGTAAGAGTATCACTCTCTGTCTGCTTAAGAGTAACAATAATATTAGTACCAGTATTAACAACACTGTCAACAGTGAATACAACACTTGCAGGTGCAGTAACAGTAGCACTATCATCTACAAATACAAGTGCATTTGCAAAAGGTGACCAAGAAACAGTCTTCCAAGTATGATAGAAGTAGTTCCAATACAGACCACTAGCTACATACTTTTCGGTAAACTTATTGTTATTGTCATAAACCTGAAACCAATCTTCATCAACAATAACAGCCTTAACATTTGCCATAAGTGCAAGTTCTGCGGACGTTACCTCTTCAAGTCCATCAGAGTTTTGTCTGATAATATCAAATCTCTCATTATCAAAACTAGTCCAATCATCAATCAGATGAAGCCTACCCATGAAATCTGCCTTATCCATGTTGAAAGCAGATGCAAGAACATTAACATCAAACGATGCGTTAAATTCAGCGTCCATGAAGATAACCTGTCTGTCTTTAGGTGTAGTATTCTTAACACCCATAGCATTATACTTATCACTCATAAACGGAAGAAGATTAGACTTACCTCTAAATGCTACAGCCGCTTCACTCATATCAGTTGCATCAAATGCAACAGGATACATCTTACCTGCGGCGATACTCTTGATAAGCATATACTTGAAAAGCAGAAACTCATCATAGTTAGCACCAGTGTAAACGGCATCGACAATTCTTGCAATTAAGTCTTGAACACCATCCATAGAAAGGAAAGCCCGTCTCAAGTCCTCATCCTGAATAGTAATAGGATACATCACTCTCCAGTTCATGATATGGAAAGCACTTCTCACATCAGGAATAGTTCTCTTGAACTCTCTTGCTTCAGCCTTCTCAGCAGAATAATCTACACCCTTTGCAATGTTTACAAAAATCTCCTCAATCGTCTCGCCAAACTCAAGATAACCTTTCTTGAGTGCTTCATACGGATTATTAAATACTGCACTCTTTACTCTTACAGCTGCGATTCTGTTGATAAGAGTTGTAAGAAATTGGTTAGCCATTGCAGGATAGCCACAAATAACCTCACCAACTTTCGGAATATCTTCAGCCTGAGTTACTTCAGGTACAGTGCTTTGATACTCATAAGATGCGTTCATACGAATCGTATTCAGAATATCAATCGTTGAAGCATTAAGATTTGTAACAGCTACTCTCTTTGCCATAATAATTATCCTTCCTTAAATAATTCTTCAAAAGTAAATCTCTTTGGTTCTTCCTCTTCCTCAATTATTTTTTCATCTTCGGAAGAATCTCCACTCATAAATCTTTCCTTATATTTTTCTCTCCATTCTCTATCATTAGTTTCATATCTTTCTTTCCAATTTGTGCTATCAGCTGTACGTGTTTCATAATCATTTAAAGTATCAGTCACATCTTCCAGTAACTCAATAGCTTCATCTGAATTATCCTCACCGATTCTAGCTGAAATCATGCTGATAATTTCATCTTTTGTTTTAATCATCTTACCATCTCCTTAAAGCCATCCATATTGGCATATGTGTTGGTGTGATTTTACTACCACCACCGCCACCGCCACCGCCACCTGATTTTTGATTAAGATAGCGATAAACCAGTACAGCATTATTAAGTATCTGATTTTCAGTAAGCCAGTTGTTACCAACATACCATGTAGTAATTGAAGTATCCTGTGCATGATTGCGGATATAATTATAACACTGTTGGGCATAGGTTACTCTTATATCCCATGAGCTGTCATGTATTCCTTCCCAACCTCTACAGAACGCATGAGTTAACGTCTCAATGTTGGTAACATCTGTATAAAGGAAATCCTCTAAATCTGTAAACTGTGATGCTTCATAAACGCTGTACCATGTATTTTCATAGATGAAATATTCTAGTTGACCTTCACCACTATCATCAGCATATCCATTTGAACGTAACCAGTTGACCAGTTCTGTTCTTCTATGTACTTGGCTATTATTAGTCCATTGTCCTAAACCATAACCACCATATACACTATTATCAGTCAATGGTACAACTTGTAAACCTTCATATATGCCAGGGTTTATGTTACTTTCATGATACCAGTTTCCGCAAATAGCTGATATAACCTCAATACTTATCGTTTTATCTTCAGCAGGTGTAGTTCCGTATCTATATAGTTTTGTCCACTTACTAGCAGGTGTAGGTGAAGAATTAATAGATACCTGATTATCCAATGTATATGAAGCACTGTGCGCTCCCATTGTTACACCTTGTGCTGTACCGCCAGTGTATACCATTTCAGTGTGACCTGACCGCCAAAGTATATCACCTGCATTCCATTGAGAATTGATATCAACCTCTTGGAAACCTAAAGCTATAAGCCATGCTCTCTCATTAGAAGTAGTTATAGCATTGCCTGAATAAGCATAACCTAATGCTGTAAGATATGCACCTTCAACATCAAAACCACCTGCTTTAAGTGCATACCATATGAAGGATGAGCAATCATAATATGTAATATCATTCACAACCTTTTGATTGCGATATGATTGCGAGTATCCTATGTTTGGTGCATTGCATGTATTTATAGCCCATGAGTAACTTCTATTAATATCAGGCATATTATACCCCTAATAATCTTTGCCAACATTTAGTTCCGAATATTCCATCAGGCTTACCATTTGTTCCGCAATCAAAACCATATGCTATTTGTGTAGCCTGAAATTCATTTACAGCTTTGATTGTATTTTTCCCTGCTACTCCGTCAATAACTATCGGCTTGTTATCTTCACCGACGTATTGAAGTCCTCTTAACATAGCTTGAAGAATAAATACACTTAAACCTGAACTTCCTAAAAACACATCATTCAGTTCATACATTGTATTATTAGTCTCCAATCTTTTCACATAAACGTGTTAATGCTACAGTGTTATTATCAATGGCAACTTTGAAATCATACATTTCTTCTTTGTGTTGTTCATCAAGTTTAATTCTGTCATTCCTGTTTTGTTCAATTAGTGCCAACATATCCTGTCTGTTTTTATCTGTTTGGTATTTAACATACCATGCCATTACAGCGCAACAGACTATTGGAAAACCTACAGTAGATATTACTTGTACAATATTGCTATAATCGCCCATTGGTCTGCTCCTTTCATATATACAATATTAACATATTTTTGATGATTTGTAAAGTCGAATTATGTTGACAATACATGAAATATTTGATAAAATAGAATAGAAGGTAGGTGTTACAAATGGCGTATTATGACGGAACAAAACTTCTTTCCATGAAAGACCTTGAAGGAAATACACCTGAACTGTTTCTATGTACTACCAACAGAACAGGTGGAAAGACCACATATTTCAGCAGATTATGTGTGAATAAATTCCTTCAGAATAAAGAAAAGTTCGGGCTAGTCTACAGGTTTAATTACGAATTAGACGATTGTGCCGAAAAATTCTTTAAGGATATTCAAGGGCTTTTCTTTCAGGGTCATCACATGGAATCAAAAAGAAGGGCATCAGGAATCTTTCATGAATTGTTCTTGGATGATATAAGCTGTGGTTATGCCTTTTCACTTAACAGTGCCGACCAGTTGAAGAAATACAGTCATCTTTTCAGTGATATACAAAGATTGTTTTTTGATGAATTTCAATCAGAAAATAACCATTACTGTTCAGATGAAATAAGGAAGTTTATTTCTATTCATGTAAGTATTGCACGTGGTCAGGGAAAACAAGTAAGATATGTACCAGTGTATATGTGCAGTAATGCCGTGTCTATCATCAATCCGTATTATGTGGCATTAGGTATATGTGACAGACTACATGATGATACTAAATTCTTACGTGGAAATGGTTATGTATTGGAGCAAGGATATATTAAATCTGCTTCGGATGCTTTACTGTCATCAGGATTTAATAAGGCTTTTGCGAATGATAGTTATGTAGGGTATTCTGCACAGAATATTTACCTTAATGATAATACAGCATTTGTTGAAAGACCTGAAGGAATCGGTAAATATATAGCAACTATCAGATACAACAGTTGTGATTATGGAATAAGGGAATATGGTGAGTTAGGATATCTGTACGTTGACAACAGACCTGATTATACTTACCCGACAAAAATTACTGTAACCACAGACGACCATAATATTAATTATGTGATGCTTAAAAGGAATGACTTTTTCCTGAGTAATCTGCGCTATCTGTTTGAAAGAGGATGCTTCAGGTTTAAAGATATGAAGTGTAAAGAGGCTATACTGAACGCTTTATCATATTAGTATCACCAATCACTATCAATGTTGAATGTAAACAGGAAAGCACAGTTGAGATATACTGCCTGTGCATATCGGATATGCTAACCGCTTCATTGAACTGATTGAGAATGATATAAAAAGAAAGGGGCAATTAAGCCCCTTCTTTTATTGTTCATTGTAGATAAATAGTTTTAGTTCTTCTATCAAATTGGTAATGTCTTTAAGGCAGATATGTTTGAATTGACAAAGCAAACAAATATGTGGACAACCTTTCTTAATCCATTTTAGATATAACAGTTGTAAGTATTTCATTCACTTAAATCCTCAATTACTGTGCCTAATCTATTGATAGTATTAAGAAGGGAATACTCTACTAAAGCTGTACGTATTCTTACATCATTTAATGCACCTGACTTCTTTAATACCTCATAGATTTTTATGAGTTCATCTTTTGCGTCTCTTACTACATCTAAATATTCCATTATGAAACATATCCTTTCAGAGCTAACAACATAAACACCATAACACTACACGCTTCGATAAATATTATGATTTTTTCTAAAACCTCATCGTCAGTATTAGAAAGCACATATAGTAATACTGTCTGATATATCATGCCTATAATTACACCGAAAGCACCAAAAGAAATCATACTATTCACCTCATTAAATCCTTCT